AATTGTATCGACGAGATTGCCCTTGAGAACCCACGCAACTCAACCGAAGAGGTCTGCGAGGAGTTCATGGAGAGATACCCGGCCCACAACGCCGGTCTTTATTTTTATGGGGATGCCTCGGGCCGTGCTCGGTCAACGCTGAGTAAGGACTTCAAACACCACTACCAGATCGTTGAGTACCGGCTCCGCAAGTATCTCGCTGCCGGATCGAACAGGACCGCCATCAGGAATCCGCCCGTCATCAGGAGGCGAGACTTTATAAACAAGATCTTCGAGGAGAAGTTGCCGCTTAGAATCGTTTTTGATGAGCATTGCAAATATATGATTGCCGACATGCTTTACTGCCGGCAGGCTCCCGATGGCACAAAGGATAAAAAGATTGTCGAGGATAAAATAACAAAGGAGAGATATCAAAAATATGGCCATTTATCAGACTCAATGGAATATCTTCTAACAGTGGCATTTAGCGTTTACTTTAATATATAAAAAAATGGAAAAGGAAGTTGGATTGATTGAACTCGTGCGGATCGTAAAGGATAAGATCACGCATCAGGACTATAAGCGCGTGTGCGACCTCGCCGGGGAATATTATAAACTCGTGACAGGGGACGGACTCAGCGACCTTCTAAGGCAGGTGATCAAGCGCGAATCAGACGAGGAGTTTGAGATGCGCAAGCTGCTCACGAACTCTGTTATCCCACCTACGCTCTCGGCCACGAAGCTCCCATTCCAGAAGGTGGTGCGCAAGAAGCCTATCTCGCGGGTGATTGACTGGAAGAGCAGCGAGGACAATGAAAACAAAAAGACCGAGCTCGAGGAAGCAATATCAACATATTGGGGCGACGCCTCGCTGGAGGAGTACTTCGAGTATGCGTTTGTCGATTACAACTACCTTGACCCCAATGCCTTCTTGATAACCGAATTTGACCCGTTTGATCCGGCTAAAGAGAAGGCGAAGCCTTACCCGTTTGTTGCTACCTCTGAGCAGGCGATTATGTTTGAGATCAACAACAACATCCTCGAGTATCTGGTTGTAAAACTCCCGATAAGGTTCATGCGCGATAAGGTTGAGACCGATGGTTCGTCTTACACCATGTACCTTGGAGCCGACACCATCCGCTTGAGGCAGACCGGCAGCAAAGAGGAGGACGGATTTGATGTTATGGAGATCAACAACGATTATTTTGCTGTTGAGTATTATGCGCCTCTTGCAAACAAAGTTCCTGCTCGCAGGTTTGGATATAAGCGCGATCCCGAGACCTCGGGCCGGACGTTCATCTCTGCCTTCCACGAGATAATTCATTTTCTGAACAAAACGCTGAAGATCGACAGCGAGATGGATATTTCAACAGCTATGGTGGCCTTCCCGCAGCGCATTGCTTACGTGCCTCCGTGCTCGAACTGTAACAAGGGCAAGCTCCCCGATGGAAATGTATGCCCCGTTTGTAATGGGACCGGCAAAGAGCCGTTCCATAACTCGGTCATGGACATCATCACTCTTGATATGCCACGAGATCCGCAGGACGTTATCCAGCTCGAGAACCTGCTCATCTATAAATCGCCTCCGATTGAGCTTCTTACTTTCCAAAAGGAATACATAAACGAGATGCGCGCCAATGTGTTCTTGATGATGTTCAATAAGGAGCTTTATTCAAAGGCTGAAATCGCAGTTACAGCCACCGAGAAGGTGCTCGAGATCGACAACATGAACGACACGCTGCGTCCATTTGCGAAGGCTCTGTCAACAATGTGGAGATATGTCGTGGAGGACATTGCAACATTCACAGACAAGGGCGAGGGGCTGATACTTGAGCATAAGTACCCGGATGACTTCAAGTTTAAATCACTCACCGAGCTTATGGCCGAGCTGCAGGCAGCGAAAAACGCCGACGCATCAACATCAACCATTGCCGCCATCGAGGATGATATCAACGAGCTATTGTATGCGGACCGGCCGGAGGAGCTAAAGATTATCCGCATAAAGAACTCTGTCAACCCGTTCCGAGGTTACTCGGAGGAGAACGTGCGGCTTCTTATCTCGTCGGGCATGACAACGAAGTTCAACGTGACCCTGTGGTCAAACCTCGAGTCAATCTTCAACGAGCTTGAGCACGACAACACCGATCCGTGGCTTTACGATCTCGCCTACCCGATGATCCTCGAGAAGGTGGCAGAGAAGGTCGTTCAGTACATGGAGGTTATTGATGCTGAGGCTATGGCTGGCATGGAGCCGCTTGGTTTCGGAGAGGAAGAACCGCCGGCCGGAGGTCAGGAGGAAGAAAAACCAGAAGAATGAAGTTCACCGTCGTAATGCCGTCGTACCTCGGAAAGTACACCGGGGCAGCATCGCGCAGGGATGAGAAAATTGTCCGCGCGATAAACAGTGTCATTGCCCAGACATTTACTGATTGGGAATTGATAGTTGTGGCTGACGGCTGCAAGCTCACCCGCGAGATCGTGCGCGAGATACCGGACAAAAGAGTAAGGGTCATCTCGATAAAGAAGGCTCCGATCTGGGACGGGATGCCACGAAACACAGGAATAGAGCACGGCCGGGGTGACTACATTGTTTATCTCGATATCGATGACTGTTATGGAGAGAATCACCTTGAGGTTATTAACCGCAATCTTGGCGACCGCGACTGGGTTTATTATAACGATTACACGTTTCACTCAGGAGGCTGGATTGAGCGCATCTGTGACATGAAAAGGATAGGAATGAACGGAACATCAAACGTCTGCCATCGTCGCTCCCTGTCGGTCCGGTGGGGCCATCGCGGTTACGCGCACGACCATCACTTCAACCAGCAGTTGGTAAAGATCAAAAATAACGCCCGGATTGAAACGCCGGAGTATTTCGTAATGCACATACCCGGACAATACGACCTATGAAATTCACAATCATTACACCGTCTTACCTCGAGGACTATGCCGGAGGAGCCAGCAAAAGAGAACTGAAGCTCGCTCGCGCAATACAGAGTGTGCTGGATCAGAAGTTTCAGGATTGGGAGATGATCATTATCGCCGATGGATGCTTTAAAACTCCGGGAGTGGTCCGCACGTTTAACGACCCGCGCATCCGCTTGATTGAGATGGAGAAAGCCCCGTTCTGGAGTGGCATGCCTCGGAACGCAGGGCTGGATAATGCCAAAGGCGACTTTATTACCTATCTTGACAGCGACGACTACCTCGGGCCGGGCCACCTCGAAACAATCAATGCAAATCTCGGGCTGAATGACTGGGTCTATTATTCAGATTGGATCTATAATTCCGATAGAGATTCGTGGCACATCCGGCCGTGCGACATAAGAGTTTCCGGGCAAAACGGAACATCGAATATCACACATCGGCGCTCGCTCCCCGTAAGGTGGAGCTTTGAAGGCTATGGCCACGATCATTATTTTAACCAGCAGCTAAAGGAGGCGAGCCGAAGGTTCTGCAAGACACCTCCTGCTGAATATTATGTCATGCACATGAACGGATACTATGACCTATGAAAGCGCTCGCCGTAAACTATAACACACCCGACCTGCTGGACCGCATGCTGGCCGGATTCCGAGCTTTGTATGATATCCCAATGCTTCTTATTGACGGATCGGACGAGCGTAACTTCCGTCGCACGCAGGCAGTTGTTGAGAAGTACTACAACGTGGAGATTCACCACTTCGCATACAACATCCATCACGGTCCGGGCATGGCATACGGGATCTCGCAGATAGCAGACGAGCGAATCGTCGTTATTGATACGGATATCGTTTTCATCAACCCCGGTGTTATCGAAAGAATGGACGCAGAACTGCCGGCAGATAAATATGGGATTGGCGATGTGCAGACAATAGACTCGCGGGGATTCAATGCACCAAAGGGCACGCCGTATCTGCATCCGGCATTGATGCTTATCAATCGGAGTGTATACGAGCGCTTCCCCGAGCCGATCAAACACGGAGCGCCAATGATACGAGCGATGGAGGCCATCCATAAAAGCGGAGAGGACTTGCTTGTCTTGGCCCCGTATATAACAAACGATTTCAGGGAAAAGAATAAGCTATACATTGCACACGACTGGCAGGGTACGGTCAAACGGACGGGAGGGTATCACTTATGACCTATGACCTTGTTATGGTTGCTGCCTCGCGCGACGAGGATCTGAAGCGCATGACGCAACAGGCAATAAACTCATGCCTTGCCGACAACGTCCCGGTGAACGTTATCCTTGTCGAAACCCACGAAAAGACGGCTTACCACAACGTCAACAAGACGATAATGTACAAGGGCGAGTTCAATTACAACCATGCCCTGAATCTTGGTATTGCGGCCGGGAAAGCAGACATTGTGATAATGGCCAACAACGACCTGCTGTTCCAGCGAGGCTGGTCCTCGATAGGCCAGACGATGATTGATAACGACTACCTCTCTGCCTCTGCTTTGAGTAACGACTTCCGGCAGAGGCCATTTAAGAGGGGCAATTATGCCTATGAGGGATATTTGATAGGCATGCAGCTTACCGGGTGGTGTATATTTGCCCAGAGAAAGTTGTTTGAAAGGATAGGCAAACTCGATGAAAGGGTGCGATTCTGGTACTCCGACAACGTGTATGCCGAGCAGTTACAGGCCGAGGGCATCGCGCATGCATTGATATGCAATGTGAACGTTTTGCACCTCGGGAGCCGTACGTTGTCTAGGACCGACCATAAAACCCGCAATACACTGATCTATGCCGAAGGAAAAAAGTTTCATCAGCGTCATCCCAAGAATATACAGAAGAAACTTCGTTGACATGGGGATGTTTTTTTATGTCGAAGGGCAGAGAAGCATTGTGCCGGCCGTGACAATCGAGCAGGCAATAATGAACTACTATCGATACTGTGGCGAGATGAACTACAACATCGAGTCGGCCATGACCACATATAACCGTATGAAACACGAGTACCATGAAAGTACCAAAACGGATAAATGAGCTGCTGGATCTGCGCATCGCATATATTGAGGCACAGGAAGGTCGTCTTGATAAGACAATCGTGAGTTATCAACAAGAGTTATTAACAAAGTTAACAACAGACGTTATAACCGCCCTTGATGTTGATAACTCCGGTAATATCCGCGAGACCCGGAAGAACTACCGGCTGCTGCAGATGCTCGAAAAGACCTACCGCGACTTCACCAAGAACAACAGGTATTCAATTGGGGACGATATACGCCAGACGGTAGCCGAGATTGCCCTCAAGTCAAACAATTATTTCACGACCGTACTTCTTGACGACTTCACGGAATCGGCCCTGAAAGAGGCGATAAAAGGGGCGAACGACTTTGTCAATCTTCAGCTTGGCCTCGGAGAAAAAAGAATCATTGCCGGCGGATTCCTCGATAACCTTATTCGAAATGAAGAACTTTTACTTCAGTTGAAGCAATTTACATCACAAGCAATAACCGGCCGGATGCCGAAGAAGGACTACATCAAGGAGATGAACCGGCTGGTTATTGGCAACAAGACCACTCAGGGAGGCCACGAGAGGATTTTTAACCGATACGCGCGAGACATGTATTCATCCTATGACGCAGCCTATAACAAAACGCTCGCCGACCGGCTGGGGATGAAATGGTTTATTTACTCCGGTGGTTTGGTCCGCGACAGCCGCGACTTCTGCGTGGCACACAACGCAAAGGTCTACTCGGTAGATGAGGCCGCTGAGTGGAAAACATGGACCATAAACAAAGCAATCAAGGCCGACGAGTTTCCTGCGGGATACAAGATACAGGAGAAACCGGAGCGCTGGGGCCAGACGCCGGGGTACATGTCGTTTCCCGAATACTCGCCTGTTCATCACCGGGGAGGATACAACTGCCGGCACATTTTAGGGTACATAAGTGAGCGCCTCGCGATGCGAATGAGGCCTGGAATAAAAAAAGAAGTTTTGAATGTAAAAAAATAATAACTTTGAGAAAAATTTGAGCTATGGCTAAAATGATTGATGTTCTTTACAAGGGTGTGGTTAAGAAAGTGCCCGAGAAGACGGCCAAAATGATGGAACGATATTTTGGTGGAGAGATACTCGTTGACGAGCTCCCTGCCGGCGTTGCCCCTCCAAAGCCACTGATCCAGCCTCCGAAACTGGTTAAGCCTGCAGAGAAATTGCCGGTTGCAGGTGATCCGATGACCACAGATGCAAAGGCTGACGTGAACCCCAATGAGCCGGTCGTCGTCCCGGCCCGTGCCCCGGAAGAGAAGGCTCCGGCCAAAACAGTTAAAACAGGTAAACCGAAAAAAGCGAAATCCAATGTGGCTGCTCACAAATCGTAAGTCCGGGAAGGAGTATCCCGTATCAGACGAGGCGTATGCGATGATTAAGCGCAAAGGTCTCCTGCCAAAGTTCACCGCGAAACAAATGTCACCGCGAAGCGTAAAAGCACCAGAGGTGATTAAACCAATAATTACCAAACCAAAAAAGGAAACAAAATGACCGAAGCCGAAAAGAAGGTTCTGGAGGGTTTTTTGTCGAAAACCTTAAAGATCGACACCGAGGACATGGCTGGCCTATATAATGAAGCCGGGGAGTTACAAAACCTTACTGTTGCATCAGAAGCGGACGTTGCAAGGATTAAGAAAATCCGCGAAGAATCCGCATCTCAGTACAAGCGAGGCATCAAAGAAGGAGCAAGCAAGATTGAGAAAGAACTGAAAGACAAGTATGAGATTGATTCCGATTCAGAGGGAATAGAACTCGTTGATTTCATTATCACAAAGAAAGTCGAAGAGGTAAAAGGCGCAGGCGGAGATGACATTACCAAGCATCCAGATTATATCAAGCTGCAGGTGGAAACCGATAAACTACTCAAGTCGAAAGACAAGGAGTGGCAGAAGAAACTTGATGAGCGCGAGGCCGATTTCAACCGCAAGGCTGTGTTCGGCCGCGTGAAAGACCGCGCTCTTGCCGAGCTCGACAATCTGAAACCAATATTACCCGAAGATGCTCGCAAGGCCCAGCGCTGGAGAGAGAAATTTGTTGACGAGATAGGTCAATTTGAATACCAGGAAGCAGACGATTCAATTGTCGTTCTGCGAGAGGGCAAGCCGGTTCAGGACAGTCATGGATATGGCGTATCGTTCCCGGACCACGTGCGCTCCATCGCAGGCGACCTGTTCGAGTTTCAGGCTTCGGATCAAAGAGACAACACCGGCAACAAGACCAATCCTACCAAGCCAACAGGAGCCATCAAAAGCCATTCGGATTATATTGATGCTATGAAAAAAGCGAAGACCCCTCAAGAGAGAGTGCAAATCATGAAGTCTTACGTTAAAAAATAGCAAATCATGTCTGAAATTTTTGATGTCGATTGTGGATATCTGAGCACCATCCAGGCTATGGCCGATGAGATATGGGCAGACCCGATCCAGAACATTGACCTGATGGCCGATGTCGAAGCAGCAAAAGCTGTTCTCGAGAACCAGCAGGTGAACTTTACCGAGATTCAGGGCCGCAAAGAGCGCGCCATCAACCTCGAGTGGCTTATCAAGTGCGATGTCACAACCACGGATTGCTCCGATGACTGCGATATCGACGGCGAAGATGTTACTCCTTATTGCAAGGAGTACCGGATCGAATGCCTCCGCGAGACCGCATTCAAAGTTCCCGAGCGTGCTTACCGCGAGCGCACGGTTGAGATGCAGACCGCCATCGCACGGAACATGTTGCTCCACAAAAAAGCCCTCGATGAGTGGCTGGCACAGTACATCGTCACCGGCCTGCTGGCTAACGCCGGCACAAACGCCTTCACGGGAGGCGTAGGCGCACCCGGTGGCAATCCGACCGTCATCCCTGCCAACCTGTGGGACGACTCCATTTGGGGTTATTTCAACAGGGTGATCCGCCAGCACAAGTTCCGCAGCCCGTACCTGCTCACCGGAGATCTTCTGTACCAGTATCTGTTCAACCGCCAGCATGAAGCTATGACCGAGGCCGGGAAAGCTGC